GCCATGTCGGCACACCAGATGTTCGACAGTAAATGGCCCTGTGTATCCATAAAGACAGGTGCGGCTAGCGCACACAAAGACATCGTAGACAATTACGACTATCTTATGAGCTTTGAGAATATCGTTATTTGTTTCGATAATGACAAAGTAGGATTAGAGAACGCTAAAGCAATAGCAGAAGTCCTGTCACCTAAAGCCAAGATTATGAAGATGCGTTATAAGGACGCTTCTGCTTATCTCATGGAGAATAAATCGACTGAGTTTGTCAGTGATTGGTGGAACGCAGATACACACACTCCTGATGGCATTGTGGCTGGTTCTCAGCTATGGGACGTTCTGTCAGAAGGTCCAAAAGAAGCGGTGGTAGACTACCCCTTTGAAGGTCTAAATCGCATGACATACGGCGTACGTAAAGGTGAACTAGTCACCATCTGCGCTGGTACAGGTATTGGTAAGAGTAGCTTTCTAAGAGAAATTATATACCATATCTATAATAAGACAGATGAAAACATTGGCTTAATGTTCATGGAAGAAAGTGTACGCACTACAGCTGAAAGTCTGATGAGCCTACACATGAACAAGCCGCTACATCTTCCTGATGTGGTCTATGAGGATGAGGCGTATGAGAAAGCATTTCAAGAAGTTCTAGGTTCAGAACGTTTCTACTTCTTTGATCACTTCGGGTCTAATACAATAGAGAACATCATAGCACGTATTCGTTATCTTGTACGCGCCTTGAACTGTAGGTATATTGTATTAGATCATATTAGTATACTGGTAAGCGCACAAGAGAACGCCATGGATGAGCGTAAGACTATTGATGCTTGCGTAACCAAGTTGCGTACTCTTGTGCAGGAATTAGATATCTGTCTGTTCATGGTATCTCACTTGCGTAGACCGTCCAATGGTGGTTCGCATGAAACTAACTCACTTAATGTTAGCTTGAGTGATCTTAGAGGTAGTCACAGTATAGGTCAGCTTAGTGACATCGTGCTAGGTCTTGAGCGTAACGGACAAGCTGATTGCGTTGTAGAGCGTCACACAACATACGCTAGAGTAATAAAGAACAGGTTCAGTGGTCTTACAGGCCAAGCTACCAAACTGTATTATGATCTAGGTACAGGACGTATAACTGAACTAGAGGAGTTGTGATGGCAAGAAGATTTAGATCAGGATTTGAAGCCGACTTTGCTAGAGACTTATATGATAGAAACATAAAAGCATCGTACGAAACAAATAAAATAAAATACGTACCACCTGTCAGAACGTACACACCAGACTTTTTCATCGAAGATCATAATTTCTATGTGGAAACAAAGGGTCTGTTCTCATCAGAGGATAGAGCCAAACACTTGTTGATACAGAAACAACATCCTGACCTTGACATTAGATTTATATTCATGAATAGTAAAAAACGTTTAAGTAAAAAATCTAAGACAACGTACGCGCAATGGTGTGATAAACATGGTTTCACGTACGATGTAATGACATTACCTGAAGGATGGATTAATGACTGAAGATGATATAGATGAAAATGAAGTTCTAGACGCTATTAAAAAAATTAAATTATTATTTAATGATGATGATAGCCAAGAACATATTTTTAAAGAACCTAACGGTGTATTTATTCTCATAGAAAGACAACCAAACACTGATGAAGATTTCAATGTCAGCGTGTTTGACTTTAAAGAAGTAGACGACGGTAAGTTTCCTATTTGCAAAGTGATGGCATTAGGTTTGTTGCGTGTGCTTGACGAGGACTTGGAAATGGTATTTAGTAAGGGTCTGAGTAAATTGATGAGTGACTTTGAAAAGGAAACGCAAAAAACGTCTGAGGGTAAAGTAGTTAAGTTAGAAGACTACAAGAACATGAAAGATAAACTTCCATCGCTTTTAAACAGATTAGAAAGAGACATTAGTGGAGATGATGACAATGCGAGATGATGTAAACAATCCAGAACACTATAAATTAAATGAGTACGGCATTGAGTGTATTGATGCCATTCAGGCTTCTATGACTGTAGAGGAGTTTGAAGGATACCTACGTGGTAATGTCCTAAAATATATGTGGCGTTGTAACTACAAAGGTCACAAGGTACAGGACTTGCAGAAAGCAGCATGGTATCTTGATAAGTTGGTTGGTGAAGTAAAGGGACGAGAAGAACAACCGATGTTTAATTTTAACTGCAATAAGGATAACAAAATAGAGGTTGTTAATGGCAAGTAATTACGAAGACTTTATACACATTAGCCGATACGCACGGTATATCGAAGAAGAAAACAGAAGAGAAACTTACAGCGATACAGTAAATCGTTGGTGGAGCTATATGACATATAAGTTTCCATCTCTTGCAAAACACAAAGATGTAAAACAGGCGATACTGGACAAAGAGGTGATGCCGTCCATGAGGACGATGATGGCAGCGGGTGACGCGCTAGAACGTAATCACATTGCAGCGTACAACTGTAGCTATATCGCTGTTGACGATCCAAAGGCGTTTGACGAGACACTGATGATACTCATGTGTGGCACTGGCGTAGGTTACAGTGTTGAACGTGACTTTGTAGATCGTATGCCAGAAGTACCTGAGAACATAATACGCACTGATGAAGTTGTCACGGTAGCTGACAGTAAAGAAGGATGGGCAAGAGGTTTACGCCAACTCGTAATGAGATTGTACGCTGGTGAACATCCTACATGGGACTTGTCACGTATTCGTCCTTCTGGCAGCAGACTGAAGACGTTTGGTGGACGCGCCAGTGGTCCTGAACCTCTCGACAATTTATTTAGATTTGTAACATCTACATTCTACAAAGCACAAGGACGTAAGCTGACTAGCTTGGAGTGCCATGATATGATGTGCGCTGTAGCAGCGGCAGTGGTTGTTGGCGGTGTACGTCGAAGCGCCATGATCAGTCTGTCTAATCTGAGTGATGATCGTATGCGTCATGCCAAGATGGGTAGCTGGTTCAATGATAATGTAAACAGAAGCTATGCAAATAACTCTATTGCATTTTCTTCCAAACCTGACATGGGTACGTTTCTGCGAGAGTGGACTGCTATATATGAGTCTAAGAGCGGTGAGCGTGGTCTGTTTAATCGTGTAGCTGCAATCAACAAAGCAAAGGAAATTGATCGTGATACTTCACACGTATTTGGTACTAATCCTTGTGGTGAAATATCTCTACGTCCTAAACAGTTCTGTAATCTTAGTGAGGTAGTTGTACGTCCAAAAGATACACACAAAACTATTGAAGAGAAGGTGCGTCTTGCTACAATCATTGGTACGTATCAATCTGCACTGACTGACTTTAAGTATCTCTCTAAGAAATGGACAGATAACAGCGAAGAAGAAAGGTTGCTTGGTGTATCTCTTACAGGCATATTTGACAACCATTTAACGTACAGCCCTGATGTTAAATTTTTGCAAAATATAAGGCACACGGCAAAGGTCACAAATGCAAAAATTGCAAAAGAGCTTGGCATCGAACCGTCAGCTGCCATCACCACCATCAAGCCATCAGGCACGGTGTCACAATTAGTCAACAGTGGCAGTGGTATTCATCCACGATACGCTTATCATTACATTCGTAGAGTACGTGCAGACCTGACAGACCCGCTAGCATCATGGATGATAGAGAAGGGTATGCCACATGAGATAGATGTATATAATAATAAAAACTGCGTCTTTTCTTTTCCTATAGAATCTTCACCTGAAGCAGTAACACGTAATTACATTAGCGCAGTAAAACATCTTGATCTTTGGTTGACGTATCGTAAGCACTGGACTGATCACAATCCATCTGTTACCATCTACGTTGGTGAAGACGAGTGGGTAGAGGTAGGTGCATGGGTATACGAGAACTGGAACGAAGTATGCGGCATCGCTTTTCTTCCCCGTGAAGATGAATCACACAGCTACGTGCAAGCACCGTACGAAGAGATTACTGCTGCGGAGTACGATAAGTTAATGGCTGAACTACCAGACATTGACTACTCATCGTATCTTGAGTTTGATGATAACACAACATCATCTCAGGAGATGGCATGTACTGCTGGAGTATGTGAAATATGAAAACAGTAATTCACGTAAATCAGCATGTGATAAAGAAGAATAGAAAGAACGGCTCCAACGATCCAGTGTTAACATGTAAAACATATAAGTCTAACACTTACGCACATGAAGCTACCATAGATGGTCCTAGCAAGGTCGTATACAGCCCTAACAAACCTCTATCCTGTGGCGCACATGTATGGATAGAGACAGAAAGTAAAGTGAAGACAGTATAATATGAGGGAAGCAGAAACAGTACTATCAGAACTAAAAGTATATCTAAATACAAAGGGGAACATAGAAGTTGAATACAACCATGTTCCCCCTGATGACTTTGTTGAAATTATGGAAAAGAAACTAGCAGACTATGAAAATACACATATCATAGGTGCGTTTCTAAAACGTGTTAATACTCTAAGTGCAGAATATTTTAACAATGTTAATAGATTACTTCCTCCCTAGAAATTTATTAAATCCTTTGATACCAAACGAAGCACTGATAGCAATCATCAAAGCGTTCTGATACCATTCAGGTAATGTGCTAAGTACATTAAACCCTCTCTGAATAATATCTTCCATACCGGGAACGAACACAAGTATAGCTGGAACAGTAAGCACTACAACAAGATACTCATCTTTCCAACTATCTCCACTAGCTTTCGCCATAGTCTTTTCCCATTCAATCTCACCAGTAGCAACTTTTTTGTGTACTTCTGCTTCGGCTACAGCCTTGGCAACTTTGACCTGCGACTTAGCCTTGGTTTCTTCTAGCTTGCTCTCCATCCAAGAGCCACCGATGCTGCTTACTGCATTTACTATTGGTCCTATAAAAGGTAGCATTAATACAATCCCTGTACATTTATTCTAGGTCCACTTGGTGTACCACTACCTAGTATTGCCTCACGACTACGTTCGTCTCTAAAACGCTTCTCATCTAATTTTTTACTCATTTCAGCTGCTTCACTTAAAGCTTTTTTATCTTCGTCTGAGAAACCTCCAAAACCTTCTGTGATGAATGCAACTATAGGTGTTAATTCTCCTAATATTTTAACACCCAAACCGTATTTTTCTTTTACTTCATTAGCTATTCTTGCTTCATCTCCTGCTATTTGTTCTGGTTTAACAGGTAATACAATTTCACCTTTTTGATTTTTAGAATTGTTGTACGTTTGATATTCTGTTTCAAATCTTTGCTTAATGTCATCAATATCTTCTTCTTCAAATGTATATGTGTTATACGCTGTCTTCAGATAGTTTACATATTTAGCTACATTAGATTGCGTCACTTCTCCTTTAATAGCCATAGTTTCTAATAATTTTGCAAACTCAGGATCAAGAACTATTCGTTTTAAAAAAGCTGCTTTATCTCTTTGAAAAGCCATAACAGCTTGTTCTGTAGCTAAATAAGGCATACCAACAACTTGCCTTTGTAGTGCAAATAATCTTGACGCTCTAGATGACGTTGTAGCTTCAGCAGCTAAGTTCATTAATCTTAGTGCGTAGTTCTTTCCAGCTGTTAAAACTCCCCCTTCAAACAAAGATTGAATAGTTTCCATTTCTTTTGGTTCAAAAACTCTCTCAAAAACATCTATATTTTTCTGAAATATATTGGAAAATTCAGTTATGTTAATATGTTCATCTAACATAATTGTTTTAGATTGAGGATCAAATCTTTTTGTAGGCGTAACGGTAAACGATTCTTCTATAAGATGTTGAAGCATCATGTCCTTGATAGGTTGTTTTAATTCAGGACTTTCTTCGATTAATAAGGATACGATATCTCCTCTTAATTGTTGCCTCTTTACATCTCGTTTTGGTAATTGAACATCATCAATTACACTTGATACATCAGAAGCATCTAATCCTAACTTTCCACCCTCTGTTTTTAATATTTGCTCTGATGCGTCTATAAACTCACTTTCACTTCTAACAGCAGCAACGTATTGTGTTCTACCAAATATAGCATTTGTAATATCTTTAGCAGATAGTTCTGCTGCTTCTCCACTTATTTTACCGACAATAGAATTAGATAATCTGTCCATAGATTCTTTACTTAAATTTTTAACAGCACTTTCAAAAGCTTCCTCTGCTTTTTTTATTTCTGCTTCTCTGTTAGCTTTACCTACAGTTACATGTTCATGAAGCCTATCTAAATCTTTTATGGTGTCTTCACCCAATATGTCTTTAAAAGCATTTTTAAAATTTTTAAAGTTTGCACCTGATAACCTTTGTATGGTTTTATCTCCGTTCTCCAACGACACAGACAAAGCATATTTCAAAGCGTCTACTGCTTTGTCTCTAGCTTCACCTTCAGGAAACATCTTCTTAAACTGTCTTGCAGCTAACGCTGGATTTTTGTCTGTGATAAATTTTTCGTAGACTAATCTTAAAGGGTCTATTTGTACCTGTCTACGTGAAGCATTATAATGATCGTGCAGACGTTTACCGTTAC